TTCCCATACAACTTCAGTACGGACCGCAAGTTTGAGATTCGTATCCAGATGAAGGAAGTGTCTGACGAGATTGAGCGTCTGTCGAACGACATCAACATGGAGTTCGTGCGTGACAATGCAATCAAGAAGGCAAAGTTCTTACACGAACGGTTCTCTGACCCACAGTATCAGAGCAGTATTGGTGTCGCCAACATGACGACTATTGGTCGTCAAAGTGTCGACATGCCAGTCAAGACCCCGATTGAGGGCATGGTTGAGGATGTCAACAACGCACGTCGTCGTGTTGTTCCAGAGTCCAAGGATGTGTTGTACAGGGCCACCCGTGCCGACTCTGTGGTCGGACCAGATGTTGCATTGAAGCGATTCACCAAGGACTCTGGCAAGGACGTGTCGTTCCGTATCGGAGACCGTCGCAAGTTCCTGCGTGACACGTTTGCAAACTCGGATGAGGGTAAGCATCTTGTGGAGTTGCAACAGGCCACAGCCGATATCAAGAATGTTTACCGCAAGCAGTACTCAGAGAAGTTGAACAACTGGAGACTGAGCCGTGACTCGATGCGCAAGACGATTGCGTCAAAGCGTCAGCAAATCAAGGAACTGAACATTGCGGCAGGCTACAAGGAACTCAACGACATCGTCACCGGTGCTGAGGAAACTGTTGGCAAGTTGCCACGAATCAAGAAGGGTGAGGCTCCGCTGAAGGCGGCTGGCAAGGTCATCAAGGACATTGACAAGGGAATCAAGGCGAACCGTGCCGATACGACGCTCCTGCGTCGTTCGGAAGAACTGTTTGGCAGTCTTGAGCAGGCAAATGCGGCAAGGCTGTCGGATGCTCAGTTGCGTCGTCGACAGTTGGTCGACCAAGTTCTCAACATGGAGTACGGCATTCTTGGCGAACGTGCAACGCAGAAGGAAGTCATTGACACAATCAAGGAACTTGTGCAGTTGTCTGACCGTCAGGCCGCTGCTCTCGGCCTTCCGTCACGAACCAAGATTCGTGCACAGTTCACTCTCGCAGGTCAACTCGACAAGCAAATTGCCAAGGTTGAAGCAATCTCCAAGGGAATCACGAAGACGACACAGGAGATGGGTGGAGAGTACACGAGACTTGCCAATGCGGTCGATGACGCCCGTGCCCGTTTCAACCAGTCTGAGTTGCTCCGCAGGCCAGCCGAAGAGGCTGTCGAGGATGCGAAGAAGGCTGTCGAGACTGTGCGTGAGTTGGCTCGCAAGAGTGTCAAGGTTGGCGGAACGCTGAAGAAGAAAGACCCAGCATGGATTGCTGGTATGGATGAGTTCCTTGCCGAGGTTGACACCATCATGCCAATCATCACGGACGCCAAGACCTCCAAGGAGGTCCGTGGCGTGTTGGCCGCTTATGTGAAGTCGAAGGCAAAGTTGGCTCAGGATGATTTGGCTGTGACGCTTGCAAAGCGTGAAGAGGCTGTGTACAAGGGCATCAAGGGTTTGACCGCACAGGAACTTGGTGCACTCGACCTGCCACCGGGTGCTGTCAACATCAAGACGCAGTTTGATGAGGGCTTCGTGCAGTTGAGTCAGTACTTCCCGAACATTGGTGTTCGTAAGGAGTTGGCTGAGATGGTGCAGAACGTGCACCGTTTGCAGGACCCAGCAATCGTGAAAGAACTGTCTAAGGCTTTGAGCACCTACACGAGGTTCTTCAAGTCGTATGCGACGCTGTCGCCGGGATTCCACATCCGTAACGCATTCTCGAACTTCTTCATGATGTTTGCGGCTGGTGGCCGTATCGACTTCTTGATGGAGGGTACGAAGTGGTCTCGCCTGTGGAGCAAGATGTCAGCAGAGGGCAAGAACTTTGACCAGTTCATTGCGGCTGTACCTGAGGCTAACCGTGCGATGGTTCGTGATGCGTTCCTTGCGGCCGCCGCTTCGGGTGGCGGTATGACCGAAGACGCCCTCCGTGAGGGCGCCATGTGGGGCACCAAGACCAGTCGTAAGGTTGGTAACTGGCTTGAACAGCACAGCCGGTTCATGTTGGCGTACGACGGTATGCGTCAGGGTATGGACTTCAACACGTCGGCTGCTCGTGTGCGTCGCTTCCTGATTGACTATGAGAACACATCGACTGCTGACAACCTGATGCGTCAGATTGTTCCGTTCTGGATGTGGACGAGCCGTAACTTGCCGTTGCAGATTCAGAACATCTGGATGAACCCAAAGCCGTACCAAATCTACGGTGCTATCAAGCGCAACCTTCAGGAAGACAAGGAAGGCGAAGTGCTTCCAAACTGGATGGAAGAGATTGGTGCATTCAAGTTGCCGTTCGGTAACAACCTGTACGCAACACCAGACTTTGGTTTCAATCGTGTCGGTCAGCAGGTTCAAGAGTTGCGTGACCCACAGCGTCTGCTGTCAAACCTCAACCCTGCGCTTCGTCTGCCAATCGAGTTGGCTGGTGGACGCCAGTTCTACTCCAACAGGCAGTTCTCTGCAACACCGATTGAGGTTGAGGGTGGGTTGTCGACTGCGCTCCAGCCGTTGCTGGAAGCGCTCGGATATGGCGAGACTGGTCCTGATGGCAAGAAGTATGTGAACGACAAGGCCTACTATGCGGTGCGCAACCTTGCACCGTTCCTCGGTACGGCTGAGCGTCTCGTGCCATCAATCCCGACGTACCAGCAGAGGGGAACCACCAACCAGTGGTTGGGGTTCCTTGGTGCACCTGTGCGTGAGAACACAGCGGCGATGCAGGAAGGCGAGTTGAAGCGTCGTAAGCAGTTGTTGCAGGAGTTCTTGTCCAAGCAGAAAGCGATTGGAGTAATAGCAGATGAGTAAGCGACCCTACACGGGTAACAAGGATGGCGTATCCAAAGGGATACGTCCCGGCATGAAGGTATTCATCGAAGAGGTAATCAAGTTGAGCAACGGTGCGCTGTGGAATAACGGCGACTGGGGTGTAAGACCGATGCGTGGCAAAGAAGAACTCAGCGTTCACGCCACAGGTCGGGCTGTCGACTTGAGTTTCAGAAACATGCGTGATGGCAAGCGTGGTAGACCGAATGGTCGCTTTGAGGCTGTGCGAGTGATGAAGATTCTTGTGGCCAACGCTGATGCGTTGGGCCTAGAGGCAATCTTGGATTACTTCCCCAAGCCTTGGGGTCGTGCGTGGATGTGTTCTCGTGATGCTTGGTCAAAGTACAAGAAGGAAACTATTCACGGTGCTCCGAATGGAGATTGGATACATCTAGAAGTCTCCCCTGAAATGGCCGATGACCCGAAGAAGATGCGTGAAGCGTTTCGGAATTTGGTTCTTCCTGCTTCTGGTCCAGCCACGGAAGGCTGACCATCGGTTGTTCCAGTAGGAACGTCTCAATCACCATCCCGACAGGGATGTGAACCGGCATACCAACGGTCTTGGGGTCTTCAATCTCATCTGGCATGTATGAGCCGACGAGTGTGATGTAGCCATCGAGGCATCCTTCCCAGAGCCAGCCGACGGTGACGACTGTGCATTGCTCTGGTTCGTAGTGCTTGACTTCGGTCCATCCGTTTGTGCCGTCATAGGCGTCCCGCCAATGAACGGCAACCAGAGGCCATGTTGACTTAGTCTTCATACGGGTCTATCCCTTCGTCGTGTAGGTGTTGTTCGATTGTGTTGATGAGGTTCATCATGAATGCGCTCATGCGAACCCAACCCTTCGGGTTGCCTGTCATTGCCATGTCCCATGCACGACACAGGTCGATGGCTGATTGGTTGTCTGCGGAGAGAACGATGGTGATGCCTGAATCCATGTTGCGCTCAAGGCGTTCTGCGCCTTGGCGCATTCTGTCTGCTTCATCCTTCGGAATGATGCCATAAATCCAGTCATCTTGGTTTGACATCGTGGTTGCCTCTCTTGCGATTTGATACATAAATGAATCCGTACGGTAATCCGTTTTCTGGTATTCCTTGACCCACAGTCGTCTTGCCAAAGACGGTCTCAAGGAGTTGAGCAACCTGTTCAGCAGATACTTCAACATCAAATCCCACCGTTATCTGCCTCGTCCTCATAAATGCCTAGCCTTTCTTGAATCAATGGATGCTGGAGGAGAATCAACTTTAGCCGTTCGTAAGCCTTGTTCCGCAGACGCCAAGCGTGTGGCTTAGACACTCCGAGTCTGCGACCTAGTTCTTCTAGGGAGATTACTTCGGAGTTGAGCGCATCAACGATGTAGCGGTCTTGTGCGTCGAGTTGCTCGATGCATTCGGCAACGGCTTCACGGAGGGGCTGTAGTTCTTGTACGGACATGACGGTGGCTTCTCGTGAGCCAGCCATCATCAACGCCTCAATCGGCGTTTCTGGCCTCCTGTTCCCACGCAGGTTCTCTACGTGGGACGGGGTGAGGTGGTAGTCCTTGTTACTCAACGTCTTCTGGGTTTAGTGGGAGGACTTCACAGTCTGAGACGGAGATTTCGTAGAACGATTCCGAACTTGTGTACTTGGTGTTCTTCATGACAATCTTGCCGAAGTGTTCGCCGGACACCACAAGGATGTGTGTGCATTCGTGGTTGAACATGACGAACACGACCTGCTTCGCAGAGTCGAGGAACTTGTGCTTACGGGTTGGAAAGTGCACCGTGTCGTACGGGAAGTTGGCGCCTTTCCAGTTGTGCTTGACTTCAACCTCGATACCTGTCGAGTCTCCCTTCCAGTTGGAAAGGATGTCGATGCCGTACTTGTCTGGGTTGACTTCTGCTTTGAATCCCTGCGCCTTCAGCCATCCGATGAGGATGTCTTTCGCTGAGTCGTTGGAGTCGTACAGCCTCTGGCTGAATGGCTTTCGTGCAGGTTTCATATTGTGTCGTGCTCCATCTTCTCGCAGATGCTTGCGTAGCACCACAGATAACCTGCGGCATCAATGACACTATCAAGGTGCAGTCGACCATGTGTGTTGTTGAAGTTGATTCGTGAAAGTTTCACGGACAACATGAACAGCGTTCCCTGTTCTGGTGAAAGTTCCACACCAGAGATTGCTTTGAAGATGTCAACCACTCGGACGTAGTCGTCGTATGGGTGGCTGTATTCATCACGACGCTGACCGTGGGTCAGTTCGTGTGCCTTGAGTAGAAGTTCATCAACTTGTCTGGCCATCACCCTCTCCTTCCAGAGTCATGTATTCGGCTCCGCTCATCTTTAGGATTCGACCATCGGGTTCAATGGCAATCCAAGTTGGTGCATCTGGGTCACAATGGCAACCAACAAGTTGGCGTGGATTGTGGCGCACAAGATTCTTGCACTTCATGCAGACTATTGGTTTCATTGCGTCAAGCCTTTTCTATGTAGAGGCAAACGATTTGCTTGTCATCAGCATAGGCGACACCGTTGAGCGCATCGAGGACAGCCTTGGCATAGTTGTCGATGTCGCCGGTCAACTTGCTGGCTGGCTGTTCGACCTTGTCGTTCTGCTTGACTCGTTCGATGAGCAACTCGGTGCCTTCGATGGTGAAGCGCAACTTCACCGACAGAAGACCGTTGTCGAAGAGCGGACCCTTGTAGAGGTCCGCAAACTCCTTCTCGTATTTCATGGTCTCTTTGGGGGTGAATGCTGAACCAGTCTTGCGGTTGAACCGTGGTCGCAGTTTGGACTTGGGTCGCAGTTTGAAGAACTGGTGGTACTGAAGTTTGCGTGTCATTTGATTTCTCCGTAGATGTCTTGAAAGATTTTCATTAGGTGGATTTCGCCGTTCTCACGGAGATGGAACTTGCCCCATCGCTTGTCCGCATTCTTGAGAATGCTCCAAGCGGCACTTGGCTCAATGTTGCGTTCCTTCATGCGGTGCGTGAGATAGCACAGCAGGTTGGAACGGTCGTTGTTGAACGATGGTCCGTTGCGCCAAATCTTGGTGATGTATGGGCCTGCGTTCACGAGGGCATCCTGCACATCGACTGGAACGATGTTGGTGATTTCCTCACGCTGGCGTGGACGCCACATCTGGGCAAGCGGTGACAGCACATGGACGCTGACACGGCTGGATGACGCCTTGTCCAAGAACTCGGACAGGGTCATCGGTTGCTCATCGTCGCCAAGTATGTACCGTGCTTCGGGGATGCCGTTCATTCCATCTGGGTACGGGAGTCGGACGTAGTTGCCGAGACCTGTGCATTCCTCTTGCTTCGGATTCACTTCCTTGGCTGGGATGCCGACCGCTTCGTGGGCGGCTAGGAACGCTCGTCGCATGACAGGTGCGGGAACCCAGTCGTTAGCGAATACCCAAACATGGAAACCACGCTTGGTCTTCTCAACGAACGAGTGGATGCCTTTGACCCTGAGTGCAACGCTGAGGTTGTAGGCCATGTCGATGTCGTCAACATCAATGTCGGAACAGCCCCACCTGACGGTGGACTCATCGGTCAGGGGGTAGATACCAATGAGTTCTTCACCGTACAGGTGACGCTTGAATGCTTCGATGTTGGCTGGCGAACGCTGACATCCACCCTCCCATGTGCCGTACGCTTCTGTGCGTCCACGGAACAGGTCGTAGAAGGTTTCGATGGGGTCATTCATACGCCATCCCCAGTTGGTGATACTGGTCGGGGAGTGCGCCACCGAGGACGGTGAGACGTCCCGTCGCTGTGTCCAACTCAAAGTCGATGTCGTCCACGAGTTGTCCTGCTGGTCGCTTGTTCTTCAACAGGCTGACCGTGACGGTGAACTCATGAATCTTGGCTTCGGAACGAAGATAGTCGAGACGGTCTTGCGCTCGCTCAGAGTGTGAGCGGTCAAGTTTCTCAACCAGTTCGTTTATTTCGGCCGCAATCTGATACTTCTTGCGTCGGACACCGATGATGGATGTGGCTTGCTGTTCTCCACCGTACGAGCCAGATGACATGGTCAACTTGGCTCCGTCCGCACCTGCGGTGCGTGACGTCTGGTGAAGGACGAGAAGTGGAATGTCGTGGCGACGACCGAACCCTTTGAGGAATGTTGCCTTGTCGGGGACGGTCTCTCCTGCCTCAACCAAATCCAAGTAGTCAACGACTACAAGGTCGGGCACTTGACCCCACACATCACAGACCTCGTTGTAGGCCCGTTCCATGTCGGATGAAGTGAGTGGCTGGTCGAACACGGCAAGGTTGGGGAAGTCTTCTTCCGCAGTCCTGCGCAACAAGTTGATGGCATCTTGGTCATCGCTTGCTACTCGTGCTTCCAGTTCTCTGGCATCGATGTTGTGTTGGATACAGGTCAGTTTGGTGAGAACCAACTGCCTCGGTTCGTCTGGGATGAACATGGCGATGTGCTTGTCCCGATTGTGGCGCAATGCATGCAACAGCAACAGCGTCTTACCGCCGTGTGCGAAGCCCAACATCATTGCCATTTCACCGGGTGCGATGCCACGCATCTCTTGGTCTATGCGGTTGATTCCAAGGTGTACACGCTCATGTGGTGACTGCGCCCATCGTACGAACGAGTCGGCCGCATCTGAGAGCGGTGAGTACATCCTGTAATCGGAAGGTGGGGCGGATTGTGTCCGCCCCACCGTGTCCCATGCCGCAGAGATTTGTTCTGCGGAAAGTCTCATGCACGACTCCGTGGTGGCCAGTAAGCCTTCTCACCCTCGACAGCCTTGAAGTGCGGTCGCTTTGGGTTGGCGGTCAAACCGTCACGGTTGTCGTAGACCTTGCTGATGCCATCACGCTTGCAAGCCTTGATGAGCCACTCGGGAATCTCACCGTGTTGCTTGCCAACGATGGTGACGCCAGTGAACGGTGCGGAGACTTCGGTTGCGCCGAACTCTTCGCTCAACATCTTGACGACATTGTTGTTCTGGGTCTGTGCCTCAGTGACGGTCATCTGGTAGATGGTGTCCATGAGGATGTCATTGATGGACGGGAACAGTACGGCGAACTCGCCCAACTTCTCCGATGGTCCACCAGCCTTGTCAACCAAATCTGCCGCAATCTTTGCGGCGACCTGAGTGATGATTGCCTTGTCTTTATCCATTGCCATTGTTATGCCTCCTCGGCGTGTAGTTGTTGGCCACCTAGATAGTAGCCCTTGCATTTCGACCAGACTGGACACCAACGCTCAGAGCACAGGTGATGCTGGTCATTCATTATCCACCGCTCTTGCGGTAGACCTTGCAACGCCATGACGGCGTTGACGACTGATGATGTTTGCTGAACAATCCAATCTTCGTGTTGCTTCGTGCGAGTCACGTTCACAACCTGACCGGTCGATGACGCATTACGAATCATTACGCCGAAGTTGAAGTTGACTGTGTAATCGCACATCCCGAGATGGGTGGCCGCTGTTGCGTACACCGCTGACTGAATGTTCTGCGCTTGCTTCTCGTACTCGCTGTACTTTCGGGCCGCTGTCTTCCAGTCCCAAATGCCATCGGGATGGATGTAGTCCATCGTGCCCTCAAACCACAGTTCGTACTCAAACCGTGCATTCGCTACATGAGCGATGAACGCTTCAAACTTGTGTTCCGTCTTGCCACCCTGCGGGATGTACGGGTAGATGTCCCGTGCCCACGC